CGCGCACTGTCAAGGTCGCCCAGCAAATTGCTGGCAAACTGACCGTGGCTGGCAACTTCAAAGAGGGCTGGTCTGACGAAGAGATCGAGGAGTTTCACTCGGCTCTCGCCAACGCCCTGCGCGAGCGGCAAGCCGCCCGTGAGGCCGCTGAGGCACAAGCCGCCAGCGACAAGGTGGCCGACGAGGTCTTGGCCGCGCTGGATGCGGCCTAATCGGTAGGGGCTGGGGTAACTCCCAGCCTCACCAAAAAGTTCAACTGCACTTTTTATGGAGGCATTATGCTAATCAAATACGCAGTCACAGTTTACTTTGAAACCAACTGCCATGCCGAAATGATCGCCAAGTTCGTAGACGACGAGGTCTATGGCATGGCGGCACCAGCACTCGAGGCATGGGCGAAAGCCAATGGTGGCATCATCACCGAAACAATCACCGCCGAGGAGGCATAATGGAAATCAAATTGACCAAAGATCACCCAACCGAATGGCTGGGCAATGGCTTCGGCTCTGCGACAGCAACGTGGTTTGTCAAAGGCCGTGAGCACATCGCTGTGCGTAAACTCGGTAGCGTTTGGAAAGCTATCGACACCACAAAAGACACGCGCCCTGCGACAGTGATCGCTCGCGGTGACACGCGAGATCAGTTGCTGGTCGCACTGCAATCCAAGTTAGTCTAGACCTGAGCGGCGTGTTGCCACGCCGTTCTAGCCTACACTAAGTAGGATGTTTAACGCAAAAACAGGAGGACTACCCATGCGTTTATCACAAGCACAAAAGATCGTACTTGCATCAATCAAGACGCAAGACGCAAAGTCGCGCGACGCACAGCGTGTCGTGCCATACCTCGTCGGCGGCGCAGGTCTAGGTAAGACCACGCTGATCACTGACATCGCCGAAAAACTCGGCATCGACTGCCGCATAGTATCGCTGGCTCAGTATGACGCTGGCGAACTGGCTGGCTGGATTGTTCCAGACGGCGACGCAATGCGCCGAGTGCGGCCTGACTGGCTTCCATCCGACGGTGAGGGCATCTTGTTTCTAGATGAACTGCCGCAGGCACCAGTCGCAAACCAGAACATCGCCGCGCAGATCGTGAACGAGCGGCGTGTCGGCGATCACTACCTGCCCGAAGGTTGGTCAATCGTTGCGGCTGGCAACCGCACCAGTGACCGCGCTGGCACCAACACCATGCCAACACATCTGCGTGACCGCCTGATGTTCCTTGAGGTCGAGGCTGATCTCGACGACACCATCGAGTACTATTACTCGAAGGGTGTCGACACTAGGGTCTGTGCGTTCTTGCGCTTTCGGCCAGAGTTTCTGCACAAGTTTGATCGTGACGCTAACGCCTGCCCATCGCCTCGCTCTTGGGACAGAACCAGCACGATCTTGGGCTGGGGTCTCGACGAGGTGTGTCAGGCCGAGGCAATCGCTGGTCAGGTCGGACGACCTGCGGCGGCTGACTTTATCGGATACCTTCGGGTGTTCGACAAGGCACCCGATCTCGACGAGATCATTGCCGACCCAACGGGTGCGCCCATCCCCGAGGATGTCAGCATCCTGTACGCAGTGGCGGCAGGCTTGTCCACGAAGCTGAACAAGTCCAATGCCAAGGCTGTGTTGCAGTACCTCGGACGTTTCGAGCAGAAAGAGTTCACCGCCTTCGTGGTGAAGGACGCTGTCGCTCGGGACGCATCGCTCAAGCAGGCCAACGCAATCCGCGACTGGGCTGTGGCTGGCGGCGCACAGCTTCTGATCTGATGGTGGGGGAGCAATCCCCCATCACAAAAGTTCAACTGCACTTTTTCATGGAGGAAATCATGGATGCAAAACTCAAAATCTCACGGGCGAACACGCGCCTGTACATCAAGCACCCATTCTTCGGGTCGCTGTCGATGAGCCTGCAATTCAAGCAGGCACCCGATGGCACGATGGCAACCGATGGTCGGGCTGTCTTTTGGTGCGAGGATTTCGTGACCTCAATCACCGAGGATGAACTGACTGGGGTCATCGCCCACGAGGTCATGCACGTTGCGCTCAAGCACCACCTTCGACGTGGCGAGCGTGATGCCAACGTGTGGAACGAGGCCTGCGACTATGCGATCAACCTGCTGGTGCTGGACGCTGGACTATCACTGCCAGATGGCGGTTTGGTGGACGATGCTTACAAGGGCATGACTGCCGAGCGTATCTACGACCTGCTTATTCAAGACCCAAGCAAACAGCAGGGCGCACCTGAGTGGGGTGAGGTGGTCGATATGACCAACGAAGACGGTACTGCGATGGGTGAGGCCGAGCGTCAGCAGGCTGAGGCCGAGACAGACATCCGTGTCTTCATGGCGGCAGAAAGTGCGAAGGCCGTTGGTAAGTTGTCCAATGCAATCGCTGGTCTGATCAACGAGATGCGTAAGTCCAAGGTGGATTGGCGTGACAAGTTGCGCCGCTTCATCGGCGGTGATCAGCCAGATGACTACAGCTTTCGCAAACCAAACCGCAAGGCTTGGCATCAGTACCGCACGATCATGCCTAGCGTCGAGCGGTCTGGTGCTGGTAACCTAGTGGTTGCAGTCGATACAAGTGCATCGGTCAGCAACTCGGAACTCCAGCAATTTCTGGGGGAAATCAACGCTATCTCCGACGACACCTGCCCGACCAGCGTGACCGTCATCCAGTGCGATACAGGCATCAGGGACGTGCGGCGGTACGAGCAAGGCGAGGTCATCGATAGCTTCGAGGTGCAAGGCCGTGGCGGCACACGAGTAACCCCAGTCTTCGATTATGTCGATGACAACGGGATTCAGGTTGACACGCTTGTCTACCTGACCGATCTGGAAGTCTGTGACTTTCCAGAGCAACCAGACTACCCAGTCTTGTGGGTATCAACCAGTGCGGACGTAGCCCCTTGGGGTGAGGTAGCAATGGTCAAGGTTGCATAAGAATGGGTGGGGCGGCGCAAGTCGCCCCATCTAAAAGTTCAACCTAACTTTTTGGAGGACATCATGTCATATACATTTCAAGAATACACACAATCCAAACGCAATTCAGAGGAACTCAATCGCATTAGAAAGCACTATCAGCTTGAGGACACATGGAAATATGCATTGAGCGATGCACACCAGAACCTTTCAAAGGCGTGGGGTTCTAGCGAACACGACGTTAGAGACAGAACATTAAGTCGTGGTATCTGTGAGTACGTTGGTGCATTGCGTAGGTACATCATTAAGAAACGCACCAAACTTCAACTCGGACTGGTTGGAGAGAGTCGGCGTTATCATTCAAGCACAATCAAGTATCCGTACCAGCCCTTAAAGTCTGCGCTAGAACGTGCGTCAGATGAGGCTGAACGTCTCCTTGACAGAGTGCTATTTAAGTCTTGCTATTGGCACGTTACGACTACGCTGTGCGATACAGCCAGAAGCAACGAGGTTGGGGTTGATGTCGGAAACAATACTTACTCTCGACCAAGCCACTTCGTCACCATACCGCCATCGTGGATGCGGTCAGTGTATAGCAGGGGCATCGAGGTGGTGAAGGATGGCAAGGACTTTTACTTTGTCCTGACCGCGAAGCCAGTCGAGTTTGTCTGGAATGACGACCCGTGCATCACGTTCTATCAGTGCAGTGGTTTCACTTGCAAGAACCAAACCGTCCGCTTCAAGGACAGGTTCTTTGTGGCGAGGTACAACTCGAATGGAACTGATGAGTTTGGTTTTGCCAGTGACAAACCTGTGACCGCAATGTCACCGCTGGCTAGCAAGGCAGGTCAACTGCTTACTCGCCGTGTTCGCAAGAATGTCATGGATGCACTTGCAATCTAATCATAAGGGGTGGCTTCGGCCACCCCATCACATCGGAGTATTAAATGAAAGCTACAATGAAAGACTTGTCCAAGGTTGTTGCTAGACGTTACAACATCGGGACACACGAACTCACTGGCGCAGGCCGCGCCCGTGTGTTTTTCAAACCGCGCTCACTTTTCTGCTGGATTGCTCGCAACCACCTCGGCAAATCAACCACGCAGATCGGTGACTTTCTGAACCGAGACCACAGCACAATCTGCTATGCCACCCAACGTGCTATCGAGTTTGGCATCGACCCTGTAGTTGTCGGCTCAATTCTTAACGAGGCGCATCAGCTTCGTGAAAAAGTTCATGTGAATAAATTCGGAGGAAAAAATGTCTAAGCGTTACAAACTTACAGCAACCATAGATTACAATGCAGTTGCAGTTGTGAGCGCGGACAGTCTGGAAGATGCTGTCCGTGTTGCAAATGAAACAAGCGCATGGGTGATTGATGATCACGCGCACGACTTTACTGTTGAAACTATAAGCGAAATCAAGGAGGATTAAATATGTCAGTTGAAGAAACATTCAAAGCATTTCAAAACACGCGCAACCTTGCACTGCAAGACTGGCGCATCGAGGACACAAAGGTGTTTAATAACAGAGATGATTATATTGCCGATGCCAACACGGACTATATCGGTGTGATCTCTTTGCTACCACAAATCATTGACGCATTAGCAGGTGCCAGTGATTACATCGCAGACATCGACGACGACGACCCAGTCAACGCCGAGGTATACGGTGACATCGAAAAGGTGTTGAAATCTATTCACAAGTTTTCAAGGGGGAAACAATGGTAACATTCATCGGAGTAATCTCATTGCTATCTGGCGCAGTGATATGCGTGTCAGGCGCATACATCTCAAACACGGGTGACCCAATCAACATAACAATCGGAATGTTGATGTCGTTCAGCGGCGCTGTTGCTATGTTTGGTGGTGGTTTGGCTATTAGAATAGGAGACTAATATGCTTAACATTGAGAGGGCAATCGATCAGTATAAGATTGAGTGCAAAAAGAATGGGCTTACGCCCAAGACAGTAGGTCGTATGGAAATAGACCCGTGGACGAAAGAGCATACACTGTATAGCCAAAGCGGCGAGACAGTTGCTATACTCGACCCAGATGGGTTCGTTCGCACTGTCGTTATACAAAGTGGGAACGCAACCTAGTGTTGCGCTCCTGCGTGGGTGTCCTCCGTTGCCACCAGTTGAGCGCGGAGCGAGCGATGTGCCACCGTCATCGCTCGCTCCATATATTTTTGTTCGTATGAACTTTTTGGAGAGCCACTATGGATGAGGACGTTATCACACTTTATGTACACCTGTACGCCGCACTTTATGAGGTCGATCAGGTTGTTGAACAACGAGTGGCCAAGTTAAATTCTTTAGGCCGCACTACCGAGGGGGCTATCGTAAGTGATGCTCTTGATACTGTGCGCCGACTATCCATGTCACACATTCAAAACATCATGTCTCAGCCTAGTTTGTACGAAGATATGTTCGCCGATGATATGAACGGCAGGCTCGAGAAACACTAATCCGATAGCCCAATCCTCCAGTGTGTCGAGGTGGGGCGGCAATCGCAGTTCTGATGCTACAGGTTACAATCAACGGGGCTATCACTCGTATGGACGTTGGAATTAGAACACCCCACCACTAAAAATATACCGCAACCTTTCCTGAAAAAGACAGCACAGCACCGTGACCCTGCAAGGTAACCCTTGGTTGGTCATCGGTTGCTGGTGTGTGGTTCGCAATCTGATGAGGGAATAAACCACTGCTGACATATAGCTTGCCGACCCGATAGGGCTGGTACTTTATCTCTGCATCCTCGTCAAAACTTTCCTTGTAGTTTAACCCACCATCGCCATGCGGCAACGCCAATGCAACCGTGAAGCTGAACGGCATACCGAACGGCTCGCACCAGCTTACATTTTTGTAGGTCTCATCGATGTGCCAGTCTGCTTGCTTGCCGAGCGATCTGCTATCGAATATGTGGAAGCCAACTCGAGCCGCCATTGGCAGGTCAATCACTTCCCTGCCCATAATTTTCGACAGCTTGTTGCGCGTCAGGCGTAACAGTGCGTCAAAGTTTTCATCGATCACTCTGTTCTTTTTCTCAGCCCTCTCAAAGTATTCATACAGACCATCGAGATATGCCGCCGCACCTAGTGTGCTGAAGCTGTTGCCTCGCCGAACAAAGAACTCGGGACTCAAAGCCAAGACCTTTCTGGCTTCGTCACTGGCCAATTCTTCTGGGATAAAATCAAACTCTTCTATGATATTCAAAATGGAAACTCCGTGTCGTCGTCGTCGTCTTCTGGTGATAAGAACGGGTCGCTTACAATCTGGTTGTATCTTGTCGTAACATTATCATAGACCAGCGAGGCACTACCTTGCTTACCCACCCAAGCAAACCGACACTTCCAAATGTGTATGTCAGACACTGGGCTGATCGGGTCTTTCCTGTGGACAGTCATACCCACATCGGCCTTGGCAAACCAAGCCGCAGACCCAGAGATATCATATCCTTTTGGCACAGGAACATTGCCATCCATACCGCGTTGCATCTTAGTAGGATGGGCAACAAACCAGATGTGTATGCCGTGCGCCTGAGCGAACACCCGCAACTGGGTAAGCATATCACTAATCCACTCTGTCTCACTGATTGTGGTTGGACGCTGAATGTAGTTGTACGGGTCGATGATTACACCTCGCACACCATGTCGCATGACTGCGATCTTCATACGCTCGACGATGCTTTCGATTGTGCTTAGAGAACCGTCCGCTTGATACAGAAAAGAAAAGTGCGACTGAACAAAATCTTTTCCGCGATCTAGTTCGCTCTTGCTTAGACGCTTAGTAGCGCCATCAAAGAATGGCATACGGCAATACTTTGAGATGAGTTTTGCAATATGAAGGCGTGGTTCATTCTCGAAAGAGCAGATGGCAAACTTCCAGTCCTTTCGCTCGGCGAGGTTGACCATGATCTGATCAATAAATTCCGACTTGCCTGACGACGGGATGCCTGTAACAACAGTGAGTTGCCCCTCGACGATTGTGTAGTAGTCATCGACGTTGAAGTATCCCGTGCTTTCTCCACGCCCCATTCCCTTATCATAAATCTCATCAACCTGCTCGAAGAACTTGCTTGCGTCATACAGTCCAGCTACAGGCCACGGTTTACATTGAACCACAGCCTCACGCAATGCGTCAACGCCGTGCTTGACCAACACATCATTGGCATCCTTGCACCCTTCTGGCCATTCAACCTTCCAACACCTATCTTTCCCAATGCGCCTAGCTATTTCCTCTGCCATAGCCTGCCCAGCAGTGTCACCATCGGTGGCCACAACTATCCTATCTGCTAGGTCTATCTTGTCCTTGGCGTCCCAGATAAAACGGAACTTGTTATCGTTGGATGGGTCTATCTTTCCGTCTGTCACCTTCATCGGCGCACCATTGGGAACCGACACTGCTGTGTCCAGACCTGTCTCCATGATTGATAGTGCATCCATCTCACCCTCAACGATAATAAGCCACTCGCCAGCGGTGAAGTTTTGCAGGTTGAAGAATGATTGTGGACTACCGTTACAGCTAAAGCCCTTGGTCTCAAGCGACCTGATCTTGTGTGCGTATTCCTTACCATCCTTAACGAATGGAAATGTTATGCAGTCAGTTTCTTTTTGCAGTGAGCCGATATAATTCCTGATGTAACCAACGCCAGCTTTGATCGCTGTCTTTTCGCTGATGCCCCTGCTCTCAAGCCACTCGGCCACTGGTCTATTTATTCTCTCGGTCTTTATAGGCTTTGCTGGTTTGTCCACCACTACCTCAGTTGCCATGCCACCCTTCTCAATCTTCACGAACCCGTTCTCGTTGCAATGCCAACACTGGAATGCAACACCATCATTTTCTACACGCAGACTCATCGTCCGCTCGTGTGACTTGCGCCTTGTCTGTGAACACCTCGGACACTGAACCTTGTGTTGACCACTCTGTAACCCGAAGGCCGCGCCTAAAATCTCACGTTGTAATTCCATGTCTACCCCCATTGAAAAAACCAACGCTAGAAGTGTTCGATCATACTGTCAACAAAACTCATGTGGATTAAAAAGTTCATATGAACTATTAGTATATATAATATATTATTTATTATATATTATATTATAATATATATTATAATATATATATACTAATTAGCATTAGATCGATAAAACTTCTTGAAACGCTTCCTCCTGTATAGTTGATCGGCTGGTTCAGCCGCTAGTGTTGTTTGTATTTCTTTCCTTACAGCATCGTCGTCAAGCATAGCAAGGGCGCAGACCACGCCGAAGTCTGGCGTGTCTAGCCACTCACGAACTTCCTCACGGCGCCTCTTGTCCGTCAGGCTCGCATCGTAAATAGCTTGGGATATTACCGCTTTCCATAGGCGACACTCGGATAATTGATCTGGGCTTCTCTCGGCTGTGACCCCAGTATATATGCTTCTCTCTGACCTGCCTGTCATTCTCGTAAATTTTCCCTTGCATTAAATCCAGTATGAGACTTTCGTCGAGGTCTGGTCGGCGTGTTGCGTAGTGTATTACCATCTCAACCTTTACATCATCAGTCAATAATTTTTCTAGCGTTGGGCATTGTTCGAGAAACATATTCCCATATTTAATTGCTTTGTCTGACTTGATAAACGCTGGCCTGTTACCGAACCGAACCATGCGCCGACTGTTGGCTTTGCTGGCAGGCTCACCATAAACTGTGAATAAAATAATATTCTCTTGACTATCCTGATTATCCATCTTACATTCCCAATATCGGAGGTTACATGACTATAACAAATAACGCAGGATTGCCAAAAGTATTTCTGGACTTTGCCAAGGCCGACAAGTACAGCCGTGGTGATGCCGACATCTCAGTTACACAGCTAATCGACAGCCCTCGTGTTCGCATGATGAAAGAACATTATCGCAATGATCTTACATCTGATGTCAGCGACATGATCTGGGCTTTGTTTGGCACGGCAGTTCATCACGTTCTCGAGACAGCCAAAGAAGAGAAGGGTGTTGTCATGGAGCAACGCATGATGGCTGAGGTCAATGGCTGGACACTGTCTGGTGCCGTGGACTATCAGCGCGTCTACCCTGTCGGTGATGGCTCTGGGGATATGGCCTGCGATGTCATAGACTACAAGGTTACAAGCGTGTGGTCTGTGATCTACGGCAAAGAGGATTGGGTTAGACAGCTTAACTGCTATGCGTACCTCATCGAGAAAAACAAATCAGCAAAAGTAAAGAACCTACAAATCTGTGCCATCTGCCGCGACTGGAATAGGCGCGATGCAATGATGAAGCCAGACTATCCACAACAACCAGTTGTGCTTATAGACATTCCGCTCTGGTCTGAGGACGAGCGCAGGGGTTATGTCGAGGGGCGTATTGCCATGCACCAAGAGGCGCAAATGAAATACGATCTCGATCAGGAGTGGACGCTTTGTTCTAACGATGAGCGTTGGGCAAAGCCAGACACCTTCGCTGTTAAGGCGAAGAACCGCAAGCGAGCATTGCGTGTATTACCAACACGCGAAGCGGCTGAAGACTACATCAATAATTCTGAGGACAAGAATTTAGTTATCGAGCATAGGGTAGGGGAATTTACACGATGCTCTAACAACTACTGCGGCGTTGCAGATAAGTGTGGTCAATGGATGGGCGACCGCCCGAAAACAGATTGGTAATAACGGAGAACCAAATGAGTAAGGTAGCATTTGAAAAACTACAGAGTGTGGAATACTCAAACCACATTGAGGTTAAGGCTGGTAAGTTTAAGTATTTGAGTTGGGCTTGGGCGTGGAAACTAATCAAGCAAAACTTTCCAGAGGCAACATTCACTAAGCATGAGAACCCCCAGGGGTATCCATGTTTTTTTGATCACAACGGCAATGCGTTCGTTAAGGTCAGCGTTACGATTGAAGGCACGACCCACACCGAGTATCTCTCAGTGATGGACAATCGCATGAAGTCTATCCAGAACCCCACAGCAGATGAGGTTAACAAGTCATTACAGCGGTGCTTGGTCAAGGCCATTGCATATCATGGGCTGGGCATTGAGTTGTGGATTAACGAGGACTTGCCCGACGACACAGCCGCACCCAAGATCAGTGAGCCTAAGAAGAAAAGTTCACCCGAACAAAACACTAAGCCAATCTCTGTAGAAATACAGCCAGTTAACAGTGACGCAGACCCAACCGTCATTGAGGCTGATGCCAAGGCGTCGATAGAACAGTTGATCGTTGCAACCTTCGAGGAGTTTATCCCGACCTGCAATACAGAGAGTGAGATTAACTCGTTCTTTAAGTCTAACAGACACGCATACAATATGCTTAGTGAAGCAGACCAGAAAAAAATTAACATTATCTTTGGTGACCGTAAGAAGGCTGTTACCAAGGGCACCATCGCATAACAGAGAAAGGAACAGTTATGGAAAACAGATTAAACAAATTCTTATTGGGGGCGGCAGTGTTATTTTTGCTGGTCGCCGCTATGTTGTTAGGCCTTTCCGTCGAGGCGGATGCACGGACAGTGTGCCGTGAAGACTGGACTGGTAAGGTAGTTTGCACAGACTCATCTGGCGGTCGGACTACAATCGACAGGGACTGGACTGGCGACACAATCATTCGGGACAATTACGGTAACAGAACTCGCTGTCGTGAGGACTGGGCTGGCAACATCGTTTGCAATTAGGAGTTATAAATGAGCAATTCAAAGTACCCACCAAGCGGAACCCTTGGAAGAAACAAATACAAAGACGCTGAAAACAAACCAGACTACACTGGTAAGCTGGAAATATCCAAAGAGGTTGTACTTGATTTGGTTAACCAGTTAAAGGCCGACCCCAGTCTTGACCGAGCCGTTTGTCAGCTAGGTGGATGGAAGAAGGTTGCTAAGGACGGTAATCAGTTCATTAGCATAAAGGCCAACAAGAAGTACGAGAGCGGTGGCGGCAGTAACAATGTTCGCAACTCACCGAGCCAACAGTCCGCAGATTTGGACAATGTCATCGATGACGATATCCCATTCTAGGATTAGGACTGAACGCTACTTGAAACACCTGCGGGGCAAACCTTGCCTCGTGTGTGGGCAGGGGGGCGAGGCACACCATGTTACATTCGCGGAGCCTAAAGCTATGGCTCTCAAGGTGGGCGACAACTGGTGTGTCCCCCTCTGCCATCCTCACCACATGGAACTACACGCCTTCGGTGACGAAAGGTCTTGGTGGGATTTGAATGGGATTGAGCCGCTCAAGTGGGCGGAAGAAAGCTGGAGAAATTTTAGTGAACGAGATCGATAAGACAAACTCAGATGAGGCAATCGAGCGAGTGGCCACTTGTATACGGGGGCAGATCATGGCCGAGTTATCAGCCAATGATTTAACCGAGGTGGCCAACAAGATACGGGACAGCTTTGATTGGACAGCTATTGCTCAGGTGGTAGCACGGGAAACAGTGTCTGCCATACTGCCAGAAAAAGTTCTTGCGAACATTTCAAAGATCAGGGCAAAGGTGGACTTCTTAACAGGTGTAAGCGATGAGTGATATTAGAACAGCCGCTATAAACTTTGAGGCCGTTAAGGTTTCAATGTCGCAGACAAAGGACGGGGTAATCTTGCGGCTTGCTGTACACCCCAACGAATGTCCCCCTAGTCTGCACACTGATTGGGTCGGGTCTCGCTATATGGTAGCGATGGTTCGGCTTAATGACGAAGACCAACCTATGATTAGCGAACAGCAGGCAGAGACAAACAAACTTATAGCTAGCGCAGGATTACTGTGTCGCAACGATGAGTTTCAAAAGTTTATGCAAGACGTTGGGCTAATAGCAGACGATGTGGTACCGAGCGAGGAGAAGGCTGTCGATGCTCTCCGCTCACACCTTGGCATCAGGTCTCGGTCTGATCTTAATAATAACTCTGAAGCGCGTGAGGCGTTTAAGGTTATGCGTGACGAATTTACAAAATGGAAGAAAGGTTACAAACCATGAACGACAAAAGCGGAGTAGATGATTTGGTATCTGCCGAGGAGATCGCAAAGATTATCCACGTTAGTTTACCCACAGCATATCGCTTGATCAGGACTGATAGCGATTTCCCTGCGCCAGTTACAATCTTGCAGAAGCACAGACGGTGGCGCAAGGCTAGCGTTGTTGAATGGTTCAACAACAAACTTAACCATGCCAAAAGTAACGGAGGTTAACATGGCTATTGATTTTGACTTCACAAAAATAAAAGTGGACACGAACGTAAAGATGCCAAACGCAGAGGACAAACGTAAGAAAGTTGCGTCCTCAACGATTGTAGCAAAACGTATGCGTAAGGGTCACTCGATTGTTGTTCCGACTAAGAAACTTGCAGACGTTATGAGGACCGCTCTACGGGGTGTAGGTAAGTCTTCTTCTATGCGTGTGCAGGATGATGGCTCGTATCGTGTATGGTGCAATGGTCGCCTCAAGGGGCGCGTCACAAAGAAAGCCAAGCAAGTAGCGAGCGCACAGGAACTTCGCAGAAAGCTGGAGGCCGAAGGCGCCAAGTATGAGAGGCGTCTGTCTGAGGACGATCTTAACATACTGCAACGCGCTATTCATGGCGGGATTGGTCGTCAATCTTTTATAAGAGATTTGCCGTAGTCATAACTCCCATCCCTCAGCAGTTGACTATGGTGAATAGCCCCTGTCGGTCATCCCCTCGCCGACAGGGGCAACCAAAGAAACAATGTATATACCAGATAAGAATTTATTTATTGCAGAAATTCCGAAGACAGGCTCAAAGACATTAGCCTTCGTCGCAAAGAGGCTGGTGCCTAATGTTATGTTCGAGGGTCACGCCACCCTCAAGGATACAATATCTCTTGTGGGCCATAATGTTACCACGCTGGCAGTAATACGAGAGCCGAAAGACAGGCTGGTTAGTTCAATACGATACATATACGAAGGCGGCGATAAAGAAGAATACATAGACAAGACAATCAACAATCTTCTGACGCTTGGCGATATGTCTGTGCGGCACAAGAGGGCGTTGGGGATACGAGCCAGCTTTGTGTTTATGCAACAGTCGGCATTTATAGAAGGCTCGTCAGCCAAAGATCACTTCTTCTTGTTCGATGAATTGGAAGAGGTCATACGGACGATGGGCTGGACTGGAATGATACCACATATTAACAAGACCGAAAGCGGCCTTGAAAAAGATATGGTGCTAGCACACCCCAGACTTAACAAGGTGATGGGGCTATACGACAGAGACGTTAAACTCTACGAATACATGGCTATGTGTAGAGATTCTGGTATCAGCTTTTTTTAGACCGCTTCCATTTTAAGAAGTCAGCGGCCTGTTCCAGATCGGCGAAGCAAGTCATACGGTTGACCTGCGACTCAGCTTCTGGGTCGATGACAACCCCTATAGCATGGCCGTAGTTCTGTTCTTCATATCCCTTAACTGTAGCGTACTCATCCATAAACTTGTAGCCACGCGCACGAGCCAACCACGGAGTTCTATTATGTGATGGCAGTTCGATCTGAGACAGCGCCCATGTGTGCTTGTGGCCAGAGATATACAGATCGGCATCACCAGTAAACTTAGCGGCCTTCATCTGCCCGTGTAGTTGGTTCCACATTGAATGGCCAGCCATATCATGTGCGGCGAATATCTTTGTGTCTGTTCCATTGGGAAATGAGATGCGGACTTTTGCCTGCCAATCCTCATAGATGTTCTTAGGAGACCTCATCCACTTCACTGGGTCACCAGCACCAGTCCACATATCGTGGTTGCCTGCGATCAGGATTAGCGGGTCAATAGCTTTGATCAGCCACTCTACAAGTAGCCAAGCCTGCTGTGCTGATGTGTCCTGTTTGGAATACAATCTAGCCAAACGACCAACCCAGTTGTTGTGCTGATCGCCGACAGAACAACCATGCATACCCTCTGTGTTCTTAATGATCTCAACATGGCGGCGCAACGTGGGCCAGTCACACCCGTTATCATCAACGTGTGGGTCTCCTAGGAAAGCCAGACAGATTGGGTCGTTGCTTTTAGCCTTTACATTAATCCACTTGCGATGTTCCTTAGCCCGCTTGCGTCGCTGGAAGCTGTCAGTCATCCGATCAATAAGTTCATCTGCACTTATTTCTTCATCTGGCAGTATGGGGATTTCCAGCCCCTTGTTTTCCTCATAGCGAACCTTGAAGGGCTGTATCCCCTCTTGCTTTGCTCTGGAAATTCTGTTCTGCAATGTGTTGCGTGGGATGCCGAGGTGAATAGCGGCCTGAGTTACTGAGCCGTGTATCTCTACAGCATCAACAGCCTCCATCATAACGCTTTTATCTAATGGCTTTTGAGTCATCACCGTTTTCTCCTGTGTATGCACTCGGCTCAACGAGTACAGTTTCTATACAGCCAACAAACCGCTTCCCCTCGGGTACCTGTCTGGCCGCAATTTCACATTGATAAAGATTGTCGAAGTTTATGTAGTTCATATTATTTGAACTATGGTCTTGCCACACCAAGGTATAGAACACTAAAACTGCACAGCACTTAATCATTGTATAGAAAGCATAATTTTATTGGCTCTCTGGGTCAACCTTTGAATTGCCTCATCAATCTGGTCTAGCCGCTTGGACTTTGTGGTTTCGTTTACACGGGGGTTCTTAGAAATTTCAGACTTCTGACGTATCAATCTGTTGCGAGCGTTGTTGAGTGAGTTGATCGCCGCATAGACACGAAGTTCATCCTTATAGTCTTCACGAATTTTTCTGACTCTGTACTTGTCGCCTTTCTGTACCGCGTCTTTAAGTTCAGCATAGGCGTACATGATGTTGTCTCGGTTCTTGATGAACAGTTCTGTGTCTTCTCGTGACGACACAGAGCCAACAAGTTTTCTGGCGAACGGTATATTCCTAACGCCACCCTCTGAGAACAACTCTGCTGGGTCTGACAGGGCGGTAAAGCCAACTCGGCCAACACGCTCAGTAAATCGTCCAATGCCGCCAGTCAAATAACCAAACCAGTAGTCGATTGTGTCTGGAGAAATGTCTACAAATCCCGGCCTCACCTCGCTCCCACCTGTCACCGAATTGAGTGTGCTTGCTAGCCACTTAGATGATGGCGATGTGGTTGACCAGAACAGTTGGCTGTCTGGTTTCTGTAAACCAAACTGCCCTTGCTCTTTGTAGATAGGCTTGTCTGCAAAGTCTCTGTTCTCAATGATATCAATGAACGGGTCTATCACTGTAGGTGCCGCAAAGTTTGCGAAACTTTCTGTGCCGCCAAGCGGATTGATGGTATCGATAGCCGTGCCAACAATCGAAGATGCTGTCTCGCCTGCTGTCGCCGCGCCGCGAGTAAAGCGACTTGATGCTCTGCCAAGATTGGTCGCCATGTTCAATCCGTATGGTAATGGGATTGTGATGTATGATCTGTCTCCAAGCATACCAAAGGTTGGGATGATAAGGTTATGCTCCAAAACGTAGTCAGGTATTTTGTCGTACTGCTCTTGCCCATCGTCGTCCTCATCAGACGCCAGAGCATTAAGCTGGTCTTGTAGGAAGCCAAGCACAACGGCGCCCATCCATATCTTCCGAACCTTGGGAGAACGAACTGCGGCATTAAGCAAGGCGAACGTGCCTTGCAGTGATGCGTTATAGAACAGATACATACTGTTCATAAAGGTTTTGTACTCACCACCCTTGGCAAAGTTAACGGTTACATTACGAGCCGCCTGAGCCGCACGTTCCCTAGTGAACCCCTTGTCTAACAAAGCCTTATATGTCGCAACACGAATACCGTTTTCAACCACAGTGTTGTAGTCTTCAAGGAACCGCAAGAGCGAGCCAGCCTTTTCACCAGCAAAACTGTTCTTCATTTTATTATAAGCACCACGGATGCCGTCCTCAGATATATCACCAAGAAGTGTATCAATATCTGCCATCTGGTCAGCAACACTATTCACCATGTTGGTAGCGTTCTTACCGCCAGCATCAACAAAGTCTTGGTATATAGCGCCCCACTCTCCGCTGATGTTTCCATCTCTAATGGCTTGCTTCAATCCCTTCAGTGCTGACGGAACATTTTTAACAACTGACTTGGCAATCTCATCGATGTCATACTGATTAATGTTTGTTAGGCCAGTTGATAAGTCTCGAACAAAGTTAGTGATAAAGAACTCTGGGTTGTAGCTTGTGTTGATGTTAGAAAGATATCTATTGATGTTAGCTAGACTGCGGAAAAGTGCAGATGTACTTTTTGGTGACAAGCCAGCACTACCTTTCATTGCCATAGCAATGCGTGGGTCTTTAATATCAATAATAATTTCTTGCCCGCCACGCTTAACAATGAGGATGTTCTCTCTGTCTTTGAACCTTGGGTCTGGCGCATAACTTACATAACCGTTCTTGTTTAGTACGCGCCGCGCACGTCCGCGCTCAAGAACTTCGGCGTAACCGCTAGTAAGTTCTGGGTCTGCTTCTAGTATCTGCAAGAAAGAGTCACCGACTTTGTTGCGCTCACCCCTGTCGATTGCACGTTGATGCTGTACGAATACATTGCCAAGCAGATCAACAGCAAATCCAGAGCGCCCCAATGCTGAGATGTCTTCCTTGCCACGGACGCCGAACCTATTGGGGCTACGGCCACCGCCGCCCTGCATATCTGACAGTTCATTCTCCTCATCCATGAACCCACGGAGAGGGACGTAGTCTTGGTACACTGGTTCTGTTGCCTGTGTTTCAGGGTCTGTCTCGAAATAGACTGGGTCGTCTGGGCTTACAAGTCCCTCGTTAACTCTGATCTCGTTGGTACGACGCACAATATCACGGACGCCAGACCGCACGAGTTCCATCTTCCTGCGTTGTTCCTGCGGCAGAGACTCTACCCAAGCTATGATACGGTCTGCGTCTGCGTCTGACATACCAGAGCCAGCTTCGTTGGTTTTGTCGATCTTCCTAATCGCGGCGTTACGTTCCTTAGCGTGAAGGGCGTACAGATACATCTCAACAGCACCCAAATCTTTTGATCTGCTGTTCTCAATATATCTTCGTATGTCTGATGACACACTCATCAAAGAGTTAACCTGAGCGCCATCCAATGCAATGTCCTTGATGACACGGAGAAGCGGCTCAAACAAATCTTTCTGGGCTTTCTCAAGCCTTGCGCCAACAACACCATTGTACAATTCCTCGCGCATATAGGTGTCCATGGCGTCTGTAATGTTAAGACCCTTAGCTCTTAGCTCGTCAATCATGCGACCAACTGGCAACATCGAGTCTTGGAATTTCTGTAGCAGATCGTCTACTACTTGTTGTGTTTCTGCCCGTGCATCAATGAAGCCGACCTTCTTGGCACCACGAACTGCGAACCCTAGAACACGAGCGATTGTATTAGACGACGCGCTATACAGTAAGGAATCAATTTTGCTATTGGCATTGTCGGCTAACTGCACCGAACCGAATGTGGTCGGGCGATAACTGAGCATTGGTTGTCCAGATACAAACCCAGCCGCAGGAACACGGCTTTGAGCCGATACCTGATTGTCTACATAAGCTGTCTTGACTACATAAAACCGAGACTTACCGTCAACAGAAGACACCATCTCTTCCATGGCCACAGTGATCGGACGACGAGAGCGAGGGTTTCTGCCAACCCAAGTCAGTGTTTGTGTGCGACGCGATTGATCTTTAATCATCACGCCTTTTTCATCTTCCTCGAAGTTCTGTCTGCGCCACTGGTTAAGAAGGTCGAAGATGGCCTCACTAGCGCTGTCGTAATCAGAATAAGCTACGATCTCTTTTTCGTGGCCACGCTCTCTGATGTGATAGAGACCATGCTGAAATGGCTTTTCTCCGCGACGAATCATCTCAGCCGCCTCTGGTCTGGAGTAGTGTGCGCCAGCAGTCAAGATAACTAGGGATGGCTTACCGCGTGAATCAACCACGAACCCATGGTGATTGACTTTCTTGCCAGCAACAGGCGCAGGAACTGGGGCATACTGCTTAATCGGACGCTGGCTGTACTTAACATCCTCTGATACCTGCCCATCCAAGAAGGCTTTGTCTTCGGCAAGAGTGTCCTTCATCTCCTGCGGAAGATCATCGAACGGGTCAGAAAGTGCAGGCGCACTTTTTGATACACGGGTTGATGAGTCTAGAACAGCTTGATCGGCGCTGACTGTGACTTGTTCTGGCTCGGCCTCGACAATACCTTTTGCCTCTCTAAAGCGTCTAGTAAGTTCTGCAATATTTGCTCGTGTGTCATTCCGGGACTTGCTACTATAAGTTCCAGTTTCTTCGAGTCGGCTGATTGCCTCTGGCGTTCTGATTTCATTCATCTCTCCTAAGTCAAAGATGCCTTCTTGATTACCAGCTTCAGCAATCAGCAGGGCTTGGGTCTTGCTATCTTCAATGATTGTGGCGTCAAGGTAATACTTACCATCTGCTGAGTTCAGCCAGCCACCAGCATATACGGGCTTGCCACTAATGTCGGATAGTATCTTAATGTTATCTACAAAATCGGCAATCACCTCTGGGGTAAGCTGATCTGCATCGATCACTATCTCGGCAGGCTTGATTGGTGCGACAGGGTAGCCCCTGTTCTGCCACTCAAGATCGGCATCAGCCGTTACGGTGAAACCATCTGGATTATTCTTAATGAGATCGAGTAGCTGTGTCTCAGCAAATCTTACATCTGCTTGTTCTGGTCTTGAGACTTCGAACCGCTCCTTAACATCTTGCCAAGTTCTTGGGCTAAATCCTTTATTTCTTCCTTCGACATCGTACTCAAGACCGAGTCTGTATCGTTCTGAATCGGGAAGTGCTTCTGCGATTCTTTCATCTGCAAAACCTTTCTTTCGTAGTAGTGTGATCACGCCATCGACATAATCATTAGTGTCGCCCTTGCCAGGCCTTACCCCAGCAGACAGCAGTAGGTTCTTCTCTGCATACCACATTAGCGCTTGGAAGTCAGACATAGATATTTTTACACCCAAATCTTCCTCAAGAATCTGAGTTGCCCTACGGGTGGCGTCGCGCATATACTGGCGTTGTTTTGCAGTGCGAGGACTTTCCTGAGCCTGCAATGTTGTGTTTTTTGCAAGACGTTCTGCCGCCAGAATGAACGGTGTCTTTTCTGGAATTGGTTGTCCGTTCTTATTTGCTCTGGCTCTGTCACGTTGATACTCGTTGGTGATCTCAATAGCAAGGTCTGAGGCTGTGCCGCTGGAAACCATGTCATTATTGGTGGCTTCCATTGCGTAGTTCAGATATGCAAGGTCAGCCTCGACAGGCTCACTGGCTCCATCTAAGAAATCTGTGATGTTCTGTGCGATTGTCTTGCTGGCTGGCTCTTCAAACGGACGCCCCGTGATGCGGTTGTAAAAACGCATCCACCATCTGTCCATTGTCAGGGCGTCGTAGTTGCCACGGAGATTCTGGTAGAAGCCTTCGCCAATCTTCGGGCCGAGAATGTACGATACATGAACCTGTGCGTTTACAGTTTCTTTTGAGTCTGGCTTTATGCCCAGCTTGGCCAGCACAGGAATGTCAAGTAGATCGCCACGGCGAACCTTGTACGACAAAAGGTCTTTGACCTCTGTCTCTGAAAGCCCAGAGTCAAGAAGCGCGTTGTACAATCTGAACGCGCCAATCATCGATTGTCCTTGCTTGCCCTGAGTTTTCTCTGGGAAGCGACCGCTTTGACGCCACCCCTCATATACCTCATTGGCAAGCCCAAAGTTATCAACAACAGACAGGCCGTTTGATGTTACAGCAATGGCAAAGTCCATAGCGTGTTCAGCCTGTGGGTCTGTCAGTATCTCTGGATGCATTATAGCCATAAGCTGTTTGGCCTGTTTCAGCTTGGCATCGTACCACCCAATAGCTGACGGGTCGTTAATCAGTGCGGCCTCTGCCTCTGCGGCCATGAGCGTTGCGATTGTCTCTAAGTTCTCTGGAGTTTCTTCCAGTACAACATTGCCTCGTAATTGCTGTAATGCTTCTAGCGCATCTGTAAGTTTTACCCTGTTGCGCTCCCCAGTTCGCTCAAACGGATTAGGGTCATTCGGTGTTTCTGTTTTCTTATATAGGTCAACAACTGTCAGGTCGCGTTGCTCTGGGGTTAGGCGTCTTAGCGAGAACCTACGCTGACGTACATTACTTGGGCGCACTATAATTTCTTGCGCGTCCATACCCTCTGGGTATTGAGCCAGTGCTTCTGGTGAAGATATAACGTCCGCTGTGTCCACCATAAATGCTAGCTGTAACTTTGGCTTGGACAGATCAATCCACGCTGGGATTTGGGCGCCCTCATCAAGAACCTTGTTAAGAACCCTTGGGTTGGTTGTGAATGATTGCGGCGCCTCACCAGTCACACTACCGAATCTGTATACAGTCATTACCCGACCAAACGGTTCTAGGCTACGCTGTGTTTGTTCGTAGATTTCATCGCGCAATGATGCGACATCTTCTGGCAGAATTGCCTCATCAACAGTTTTGTATACAACCTGTGACTCTGGAAGTATTGATGCCTCACGCTCGCTTATCCTGCTGTCTGGCATCTTTTCGCCATCAACAACAAGAGGGTTTTTCATAAACGGCTTGCGCTTATTAATCGTAGCTTTCTGTCCTGATAGCTGTCTTAGTGTGGTAAGGACAGAGGCTATAAAGGCGTCCTGTTGTTCGACAGTATTCAATGGCATCTCATCAAGAACTGCAAACGCCAATCGAGCAATCTCTGGGTCACCGTTTTGTTCGGCAATAGAAGATATAACCTGACGCATTTTAACGCGAGACTCTGCATTCTCTGGGGCAGATATTAACCTTACCAGATCGGAGTTGCGAAGCTGTGAAACGAACTTCATCAGTTCGCTCTGATCTGCTGTCTTGGCTGGTTTAATTTGCTTCTGAGAATACTTGCGATCAGTTCTGTTGATTGTGTCAACAACATCTTGCAGTGATGTCTCTGTCGAGCCACGGACATCCGCCAGAGGTTTGCGATCACGCATACCAATGGTGCCGCTCTCAATGTTTGCAAAGATAGACTCTGGTGTATCAAAGCCAGCGTCTGCATTAGCTCTGAAGATTGCGGCAAAGAAATCTTTAATACGATCAAGTAATGTTTTTACATTGCCGCCTACGTTTATCTTGCCGTCGGCGTAGTCGCGGAACATTTCTGCTACAGCTTCTTCTACGATTGAGTCTTCATCGTAGCCACGGATGCCAGTGTAATCGCGCTTTGCCCTGTCGTAATATGTATAGCCACGCTCCTGTAGCTCACCATTCGACATCTTCACATACTTACGGGACTTAACTGCCTTGGTTAGCGAGTTCCATTCTTGCTCGCTGAACAGCCCCAGCTTACGCAGGGCGTGGATGCTCTCGTGGTTAACCACACCCATAATTGCATCAGTAAGTTCATCTGCACTTTTTGACGGGTCATAAATGCCCGTAGAAAGCGCCATAACGAGCTTCCCGTCTGGCGTGGTGTCTAGGTACCCCTCGACAAGAGCATCCATTTCTGGAGCTAATATGGCGTCTGTCTTTAGATCAAGGTCTTTGGTGATACCGATCTGTTTCAAACGGGCTTTGATGTTCTTGCGAACCTCTTCGATCTTAGCTTGGAAGCCCTGAGTAAATTGTAATGCCTCAGCCTTGGCTCTGGACATATCATCCAGTGCCTTCCTGCGAGCTTTTCCCTCTTTGGTTCTTGGGTCATATGCCCGTGCCTGCTGGTCAATAGATAAGACTTCATCATTGATACGCTTAACCTGAGCTATAGCAGTGTCGCGCTTCTTGGTCGCGGCATCAGCCATGACAGCGTCATCGTTGGCAATGCTTTCCTCAATCTGTTTTTCGTACTTAGCAATGTCTTTTTGGATTGCTTCCAGCTTACGCTCGTATTCAACCTTGCGTTGTTTTAGTTCGCGTGTTGGGTCTAGCTTTATTTTCTCTGGGTCTGTTAAGGTGTGACGCCCATTATCAACAGTGATGATGCCATCAGCGATCATCTCATCGCGGATATCCCGAGCCATTCTTATTGGGGCTTTCTTGCCATTAACACGAACAGCATCACGGATTGATTCTAGCGTTACGTTCTTGCCAGATAGTTTAGCGACAGCGTTAACAGCGCGTTCATATTGAGACCAGCGGAATGTACGCTTGTAGTTCTTTGCTTGACGGCCAGACTTGAACGTCATTGGCTTTTGTGCGCGAGCCTCACGGTTGGCCGCACGACCACCAATAACATCTGCTATCTCTTGCAGGCTGGCGTCTTGGTTTAGAGTCTTGGCGTCGCTCTGGTTGTACCACTTAGACCTATAGTTAATCAGCGCCGCCGCTTCTTCCTCTGGTAACTGTGACAGCGGGACTGGTTTGAAGTCCTCTTCTAATTCTTTGTTAACCTGAGCCAGTGCGCTAGTGCGCTCTTGTGGGTTTAGGTCTAAGGCATCCCGTTCTGCTACTGGGTCGTCGTCTATTTCTGCGTTAGATATTTCCTCAACAGACCGAACCCTTTTACCAGTCGTCACCTTCTCAGATGCGTCAACCATTTCTTCTAAGCCGTCTTGTTCAAGCTCGGCTTTTTTTCTGCGGGCTTCTGGGTCACCACCGATAATACCAGTCGTACCCCTCACGGTTCCACCTATAAGTCCGCCAGCAACACCAGCTTCGTAGTATTCTCTTAACGCTTCTTCGTCCGCCAATGGCTTGCCAGCCTGAAGCCTCTCAAGAAATTGTTGTCCTATTTCTGTAGGGGCCTCAGTTATAGCACCAGTGGCTACGTTTTTGACCCCACGAGTTAGAAGCCCGCCACCGCCAAGTAAATTCTTTCCCGGCCCAAGCCCGACCAAGAATCTGTCCATAACGTAATCTAATGCGGCCTGTGGTACCGCCGATAGAATTGCGGCGCCTTCATCCAACTCTGTTATGTAGCCTTGCTCGACTGCTTGTTTCTGCGCTTCACGATTTTGACCATAAAAATATGGGACATTAAACGCCATACCGCCAGCAATCGCCCCAGCAGGGCCAGCAACTGCACCGCCGCCAATAGATGCGCCGACAGTGCCAGCCATCTGGAGCGCAGTAGAACCAAGTTGCTCACCAAAATAGGTAAAGAAGTCGCCAACACCATCAACTTCTTCCCAAGTTTTTAGGGCTGGCTGAACGGCAAGGTCAGCCTTATTAGTTTCGATTACCTCTTGGCCGTATTTTTCAAGACCCTCAATCCCAGTGACTTTGCCAATGCCCTCTATGGCCGAGCCAAAGCCCAACTGCATTTGATCTGTGCCGACTGATAGTCCGCGCATAATTGCGTTACTGCTGGGAGCGGATGACTCCTCGACATTAAACAATACGGGAGCATCGTTAAACTTATCCGTTAGGATTGAGTTTATACGTTGCTGTTCTTGTTCTGTTGGGTAGATGCCAGAGATGTTAAATTCGTAGATTTGACCGCTAGCACCCTGCTGAAAATGCATAGGCATGATGGCCTCCTACTTTGTTACGTCGCCACCGTATTTGTTCCCACGTGTTCCAAAAAAGCCCTGCTCAAGTGCCCTGGCCTGACCTACGTATCTAACCCACTCTGGGTCACTCATTAGCATATCTCGCAACTCCTCTGCGCTCAACGCTACCTGTCCTTCCTTAAGAACTTCAGCACGTTTATTCGCGAGATCATAGTACTCTTGAGCCGTTGCAAGTTGGTCTCCTAAGGTCAGGCCAGATGATGCCCTAGCTTTTTGCAACGCAACGCGAGCGTTGATAACGTCACCGAGTCCCTCACGGTAGCGTTTCTGTGCGTCATTGTATGCTTTGAGACCAGCGGTGCCAGCTTCACCTAGTGCGCCAGCAAGAGTTGGTTCTTCAGATTGCATCATAGCAAGACCAGCCTGTGCAACGGACATCCACTTGTCAAAGTTTTTATCACCAGCCGCGCTCTGATAGTAGGCTTTGATCATGTCTTCGACAGAGCCGTAGCCGTCATCAGCCGTGACGGTTGGCTCGTCTGTCTTTTTCTGTTCAGCATCTGGCTTTTCTTCTGGCGGTTGAATGTTCATTTCTTCTTCGGTCAGGCCTTGATCCGCCTCGTTATCATTAAACATACCACCGATGAGTGGGATGGAGGCAAGGCTGGGCAGTCCGTATTTTATTCCAGCTTGTGCGGACTTTGGTAACATTCCAAACAAGGCTCTCCCAATCAATGTTGGTATACCCACGTTGGCCTGCATTGGCTCACCAGCGCCGAGACGGAACGCTTCCAATTCTGACTGCATTTGTTCTTCAGTCTTTGGCTGTGAGCCATCTGAAGGCAAGGTGTATGGAAGTGTAATTGGCTCACGAGCGCCGCGACGGAGCGCCTCAGATTCTGATTGCATTGAGCCATCTGAAGGCAAGGTGTATGGAAGTGTAGCGGGCGGGGGGCGCCTTCCGAGGTATTCCTTGGTACCAGAAATAATACCTGAGTCACCGCTGTCAGCGAACTGCACATTAAAACCTCTGGCACCAAGCTGGCTCTTTAGATCATCAACTGTGATCCCGAACTTAGCGGCTGTCGCGGCTATGTCTGCTTCCGTTAAACCACCCTGTGAGCCAATGCCCGTTCCGCCAATCTGAACACGACGGTCTCTCGGCATACCGCCAATAGCCATTCCGATAACAGCGTCGCTAGGAACAACTTCACCAGTTTGTGGGGGTGCGTAGCTCATGCCTGAATTTTGTGCAACTGAACTTTTTGGCGCCATCATACGAGCCATATCAGCGATACCACCCTGCGGCACACCAGCGGCATTGATTGCGTCTTCAGCTACAGTCTTCTGGCTAGCGGTCATCTGCTGTTGGTAGCTGTCCTCCATACGCTTGCGGCGATTCAATTCGCCAAGCACAAGAAACTGAGGCGCAACACCACGAGGGTTTTGCATCTCATCGACCAGTTGTTGCTTCGAGAAGTCTTTCAGGTTTTCTTGTACTTCGATAATATTCATACCGTTATCCAGTCAGTGCTTTGTATGCGCCTAGGCCAGCAATACCTGTACCCAGTAGTTGTTGAATAGGATTATATGCTTGGAACTTAGATGTCTCAGACGAAGGCTGAATTGGGACACCACGCAATATAGATGAATAGAACTGTAACTGTTCTTTCGGGAAGTCACGCTGACGGACAAAGTCTTCATACGCCATATCAAGTGCGGCCTGTTCGCGAGCAGAGATGTCTTTACCAATCTGCTCAAGCAACGTAGCGGCCTGTACATCACCAGCACGAGCGGCCTGTCCAAGCTCCGCAAGTTGGCCTGCGCCAGCAAGCCCAAGTTGTTCCGCTTGAATCTGAGCGTCGCGGTCTCGTCCGAACTGTGTTTGAGCCTGTTCAAATGCGGTTTGCAACCCAGTCGCACGAATATCAGAAAGCCGTTCTCCAAGAGCCTCACGAGCAAGACCTTCTTGCACGGCCTGACGAGAACCGCCATAGGCACCCTGTGCTACAGCCTCTGCGCCACGCTGTCCACCCATGCGCTCGTAGTCACGAATGGCGCCTTCTTGCTCACGAGCAATAACCTGCTGAATATATGGGGACATATATTGCTGTGCCTGATAACCACCGAACATTTCTGGGCGATATTGCATAGCCTGCATTGTACGTCCTGCGGCCTCTGGCAACCCTTGGATGCCACTGCCAGCAATGTCCATAACATACTGGCGCGAAGCCATCGTTGGGTCTGATTCAGCGGCAATCCGTGGTGCTTGATATGGGGTATACCCACGACGAGACTCGGACTCTGTGCGGCCTAGCAACCGCTCGAAATATGGCTGTACATATTCTGGAAGGTTTGTCTGCGTAACAGTAGATGTGGTCTGCGTTGGAGCGCCACCACCCTTCTTGTAACAGACATTCTTATTTAGCTTTTTGTTGAGCCAAGCGTCGCCAGAATCAACTGTGACGCCCATAAGGTCTTCAAACTCATGCTTTGATTTCTTGCCTTCAATCATCTTCTTCACCCAGTTCCATGCGCCAAGCTATATAGTTCTGACCCCAGCCATGTTTCTGTAGGATACGACCCCAACCTTTGCGGCCATAGCCTTCCATTTGTTTGCAGTTCATATCTCGCGCATAGCTTGATAGAACATCTTGAGCCATTGGTAGCCATTCATTTATTCGAGTCCCACCAATCCAATCCATTGATAAGGACTTGCGATTCGGGTAACGAATTACCCTCGTCGTTATTGCCGCCACCGCTGTGTTATCTTCGTCAAACACCATCCAGAGATTATAGTAACCATTGATACAGAGTTCATATAAGTCCACTATGTGGAATGTTTCCTTTTGAACTCTGACAGATGGTTTTAATAACTCCGCCGCATCTGGCCAGACTGTTTCAATAGCATCCCTAGGGATGAGTGTTATGATCATGCTGGTAGCATTACCTCCGAGTTAATCTGGGGCGGCTGTTCCGTTGTACCATTCCGTGCAGAACGAACACGCTCCATCATTTGATATAGTTTGCGAGAGCCAGAATCCGACGAGCCGTTGCCGAGACCGCTGACAACATCAGCAGGTACAACAAACTCATCATTGCTTAGGACTACGTCCTGCTCGCCTTCGATAGTGGCTGGGATAAGGTCTTCCATGCCATCACCTGCACCACGCATCTGGCCTTCGCCGCGAGCAACAGTGTCACCAAACTCACCGCGCTGTACACGTTCGACCAAGTCACGCAGAGCCTCTTCTCCGTAGCGAGAAACGAATGTGCCAAGCGCAACTTCTGGAGCGGCTGACTGCCCCATGATTGCGTTTACCGCTTCTACGATTACTTCTTTGTCATTCATCTGACCGCCCTGATCGCCGCCCATGAGTTCGGCAATGCCGCTCATCTCTGCGCCAGAGTTCTCAAGTTCCATAAGGCCACCCTCTGCCGCACGATATACGTTCGGAGAGAAGCCATAATCAGCCTCAACGCCAGACCTGCTGACCGATGTGGGGAAACGCGCACCGCCTTTAGGGGCTGGCGCTTCCTTGGTGTTGTAGACTTTCTTTCCCGGCATATCCAGTGACGGAGGTGGCATCATCATAGCTGTTGTGCCAGCGGCTCCAAGTAATTGTGGGTTAGAAAGATACTCACCAGCTTTGGCCATGAAACCAGACGGGGCGGCTGATGCCGCTGGTATGGTCGGGGCAACGCTCGTGCTACCAATGTTACCAAGATTCGACATGGTTGACTGTAGCGCTGTTGGAGGAGGTGTTAGCATACTGCTAGCCATCTGACTCCCAGTAGCCCCAGCCCCAGCACCTGTGGCGCCAGCGGCTCCTGCTGTCGCACCACCAGCACCAGCCCCGCCAGCAATGTTTCCAGCGGCTTCGCCGCCCAAAGCACTACCAGCACCAGCACCCATTAGCTTGCCAACTGCGGCGCCGCCTAAGCCACTTAACAAACCAGTCTGCAATGCAGTTCCTATGTCGTCGCCTTGAGCCAGAGAGCCAAGGCCAGCACCGATACCAGCTAAAGCCGCCGTACCAAGACCAAGACCACCGCCGAGTAGCGGTGCGGCAAGTGCGCCTATGAGGGGAAGAACCATGATAAACTCCTATAAGTCAGCGTATTCAGCCTTGGCATCAAATGATGGGCAGGCTTTGTCAGAAAAATCCCTGTGTCCGTATATTTTCGCACGAGGATAGCGTCCAATCAACTCTTTGAGCAAATTCTTTAGGGACTCTTTTTGAGCGTCTGTGCGCGTATCTTTGGGGTTTTGATCGGCGTCTACGCCACCAACATAGCATACCCCTATAGACTTTTTGTTATGCCCCTTGGCGTGAGCGCCAGACCTTTCCTCGTCACGACCAGCACACACCTTGCCATCAAGCTCAACTACCCAGTGGTAACCAATGTCACTCCACCCATTACCCTCTGTATGCCAGCCACGAATGGTTTCCGTGCTTACATCGCGCCCTTCTGGGGTGGCTGAACAATGAACAATAACCTCAGTAATCTCACGCATTGCGCGACCTCGCTTTCTCAATAGCTCTACTTCCGAACCAGAAGGAAATAATTGCCGCAAATATTGCCTTAGTGTCTGCATCCCAAAGGACATTGATTGCCTCACCAAAGTCAGCGCCTTTTTCAAGGGCGCTCATTAATAATGTAATTTCAATAGCACAGAACAGGCCGAAAAAACAGTATGTAATAACTGGTCGTACTGAGCGTTGCAATCCAGAGATAATACCAGAACCTTGGTTAATTGAAATGTCATGCTGTATTAGCCTGTCATGTTCTTTATCACTAGCCTGAGTCTCAAATGCTTTTATCTCGTGGTCAAACCCAGCCTTCCGCAGTTCAGCCATAGTCCTCATTTTCTCAAGCTCGAACTTGTGTTCGTTCTTCTGCTTGAAATGATCTGTGATAGCGGGAACTGCGCTACCAGCGAAACCTAAAAGCGAACCAATTACACTAAGCATCCTTATTTCCTAGCCATCCACGCCGTGACACCCATGTATGCGCCAACGACACCAGCCTGTGCGATATAGAATATACCAAGTATATCCCCCAGTACACCCACCCTGCTATCAGATACAAGAGGTGAAAAAAGAAACATGGTGAAGAGTAACATTGAGGCCATAGCTATCCAAGCCATGCGCTTCTGAGCGTCGCTCTTCTCCTCCCGTAGTTCAAGTTCCAGCAATTCCTTTTCCATCGTAAGCTCCTGATCATCAACAGTTCCGTCATTGTTAAGATCGTACTTAGCGAACCGTGAGCCTTCTTGTAATTTCTTCTGCATAAAGTTCACCTGCACTTTTATGATGTGGCCACTGTGACAGAGCCTAACGATGAGCTCGCAGACAGACTGTCTGGCATTGGTACGTTGGCTTGCACTATGTAGATAACACCAGCTTGTTGTATTAATGAGCCAACCTCAAGGCCAGAAGCCGATGTTGGCAAATCGGTTAAAGTTATTGTTGTCCCGCGCATCTCTCCGGGGTTTGCCATGTCTTCGACATATTGAGCAAATGCCCGCACAACATCAGCGAAATACTTCTGGTCATATCGCTCTGGCGGATATGCAAACTGAGGCTTGACCGTAACCCTGTTCATCGCTTGCCATCCTGACGAACATCAACCCGTGGGGAACCAAGCCGCCAGAACACACCCTGATTGTCAGACTCGACACGCAAGCCAAACGAACGCCCTCGTATACGGGTGTTTGTTTGTCCAGTTGTGTCCGTGACGGTATATGGTTTACTGGTTGTAAAGCCAGTTCCAGGGTAGCGTTGGCTTTTCAATGTAAACGTTGCTTCCTTAACGGCTGTTGAGTCAGACTTGCTGAAGTCAACGTCAGGAATCATGCGATTAATAAATACAAATTTTTCGCCGTCTTCCATATCGACTGGGCTTGAATCAATATATGCCGTGATTGGCGAGCCGTTAGCATCGTACCCCTGCTCTTGTCGAAATAAATAAGATGGCTCCGATACATTAGATGACGATGTTGTTGCTACGGGGTCTGGTATGATGCCTCTGTCAGCCCAAGCTGTGCGCTCCAGTTGCCCGTAATACCAGATGCTCTCTTCGTAGTTAAAGATAACATATCTGTCGTTCTCATCGGTTCCTCCGTTAGCAGAGCTATTTGTTTCAGACGGATAGAACCAAATCACCTCGTTGAATGATGCGTTAATTCCAGCGGTAACTTTCTGAGCCTGTACCTCATTGAAGTCCTGAAACACATAGTCTCTAACAGTACAGGGTAATGGCATTATGCGGCCATCATACATATAAAACCTGTCATACCCCATCCAGTACACAGCATCCCCCACAGCAACAGCGCAGTTCGGGGAGCGTGTTGTAATGTTGTTTCCTATTTGGTTAATGCCGAATGTGTACGGTGCGCCAATGTAAGACATCGAATGAATTGATGTATCCGTAAGAACAATTACCTCGCGCTTTGTCTCAACGGCAGTAACAATCTCAGAACCGTTACCTAGCCGCAGATCACCAGAGGTTGTGTCTGGCCTTGCTCTCCACTCAAAAGGATTCTCTTGATCTGAAAATCGAATCAACATCGGGTCTTGTTCAGTTGAGCCTTCTGGGTTTGCGCCAAATAAAATAACGTGCCTGTCCCTGTCCGACACAATAACCTTGCGAGCCACGGTCGGGGCATTTGTGCTGTAGAACGAAAGAGGTTGCGCCCGAACGCCAGTACCCTGACTTCGATTCCAGTAATATATATTCCCATCCCTAATGTTAATGATAAGGTCTTGTCCGAAGTTGTCCTCTGACCATAGGGCTAGGTCTGTGAACGTCGATCTATCGGATTCACTTCCCCACGTCCCGCGCCCCCAAGAGCCAGCGCCCCACCCAGGCCCGCCAATAACAAAGTCTTTACCAACATTTATTTCATAATCAACGTCAGCGGCGCCAGATGTTACAACGCTCTCAACTGCCGCGCTTGGCAATACAAAGCGATACTGTGCCGTACTTACGACCTCTGTTATTGTGAATACGCCGTTAAGTTGAGCGGCAAGCTCTGTATAAACACCATCGCCAAATGTCATGTTACTGATATCAATATCATCACCAACGGATGCACCGTGGTTTACATGAAAGGCGTTGACGGTTGTTGAACCAGCAACCGTTGTTACACTCCAGATGGAGCCGAGGTTAATAAAGTTATTTGTAGTGGCTGTGCCAACCTGCCCAGTTCCGATCAGTGCAGATGGCGCTATAAGAGAACCGCCAACCCCAGAACTGCTTCCTACGGAAAAGCTGGCTGACAAACCACTCGATATTGAAACAGTAACATCAGTCATCTTTTATGCCTTATGTAGAAACAGTAACCGTGCCGACTTCACCATCGCTAGATACGCCAGTTAATTCGACGGGGCGACGAACCGTTAACCTAACTGGGGTTATGTTAAAAAAACGCTCGCCTGATTCTATGTAATATTTTCTATGTGTGCCTATGCCAATAAGGGTGCTTCCCTGTAAGTCATAGTAAGGATGAAGAGAACGAGGTGTCCCAAGTAGTGTATCTGTAGAACCAGAATACCTTGTCCAGCCACCAATCTTTTCTGGGTAGCCGAACCGAAACCTAATCTTGTCACAGTCAACCCAGCCGCCTTCGTTCGAGTAAGATGTAATCTCTCGATTAATCCCCGGCCTGAACTGGAGTTTTGTGAGCGCCATACATTACTCCGCAGGCTGTATAGTTAGTTCGCCAGCTTCGACTTGGCGCATGATTTCTGCGTAGTGTGTGTTGGCTGGGTCAAGTGGTACAAACATATCAACCCCATTAATCGTGCATTGAATGTTTTGACCTTCACCCAAAAGATAATTTACATATTTGGCGTTTTGAATTTGCATTTTATAGCTCCGCATCCGCAGTGTAATTGAAAATAAAATATCCGCTAATGACTGTAGCGTTGCAAGTCGAATACGCATAAAACCCATATTTATTTTGTTGTTGAGCAGTTGGATTGCCAATAGCAAAACCAGACGAACCAATGCGAGTTGTCGAAACGGTTGGGGTTGTCCGCATTGTTGTTGGAAATTCTGCATTTTCAAAATAATTAGCAGTATTAGCCGCGTAACCGCTCCAAATATTCCAGCGATCATTGTTAATGTAATACCGCTGACACAACGCAAACTCTTCACCATAAGACCGATTCTCAAACTCTGTGGCGACAGAGCCAACTTCCATCTGAACATCGGTCATTTGAAATGTCGCACTGACAGTCCCTATTAAATTAGCGGTTTGACCATACAGAAACTTACCAGCCGAATAAGCACCCCACGATGTATTGTCAGTAGCATTGTATGTTGCTCCTGCCGCTAAACCTATAGTGAGCCGTAGACCTTCACTGACAACATTCGGTATGACAGTAGCAGTGTCACCAACAAAAGTTGCGGTTTTATATTCCCAAGTATTCGCCGAATTAACAGTTATCACTGAGCCTATAATTTGTGCAGGAGCAGTTATGGTATATAGATTAACCGAATAATTACCAGTCACAGATGCTTTAACCCAAAATGAAGCTGTAACGCTTTTTGCGTTAGCTGAACCATATCTTAAATGCTGTACATCAGCACCTTCCAATTTTTGGTCAAAGACTGTGTAACCCGCAGGTGAAGCGTCTGCTGTTGTCACTGTTACCTTTATGCTTTGCCCAACGCCAGAAGGATGGTCACTTGCTTGTTCGATTGTTACTGTCTCAGCGTTTGAACTAGACCACTGCCACCTATCCAATGTGTATTGAGATGTGGTTACACCAGCAAATGATGTTCCACGCTGAACAACTTGCATCTGACCATTGTAAAGCAGATTCTTGCGCCCCGCCTGACCAGGCAGTTGTGATAGTTCTCTGGCGTTACTCATTATTCTGCCTCCGCAATGCTTAGTTCGCCAGCTTCAACTTGGCGCATGATTTCGGCGTAGTGGCGGTTGGATGGCGATAATGGAACACCCCATTCAACACCATCAATGGTTGCCCTGATAGAGACATTCTGACCTTCTTCTTGGACATATTGTGCGCTTGTAATGTTCATATCTTATAGCTCCGCATCAAGTGTAATTTTTGCTGTTGCATCAGAATAACCCCTCACAACCCCAGCAACGCCATTTGTTAGTGAGCCAGAAGATGTGAAGTTGTACGCTGGGGTTAAACTACAACCATCACGAACTGCTGTAGGTGATGACAGTGTAACACCCTGACTAAAAAACTCTAGTGAGCCTGTTTGTGAAATTGACGCCTCCGCCCTCAATGGGACAGGGACATATGGTGTCCACCTTACCGCAGTTGAGCCTGACGAAAACCCTATACCTAATGTCACAAATGTTTCTGCGCCATCTACATCATTCGTGTAAACTACACAATACCTCTGACACAACGCTAACTCATCACCATACGAACGATGCTCAAACTTGGTAGCGACAGAGCCGACTTCAAGTTGAACGCCTGTGATAAAAAATTCATCCGATGTGGACGCGCCTAAATCCAAAGTGCCTAGATATTTATTGGTTGCAGTTTCTGCGCCCCAAGATTGTTCTGAGCCTCCAGAATAATCAGAGCCAGAGTTTAACCATAATGCGATTTCAAGTCCAAAGCCGTTGTCGTTGTTTATCAGACCAGAAGCATCCGATGGCAATTCAACTGATACACGCTCCCAAGTGTTCGCCGATGAAATTGTAACATTTTTACTATACATCCTAAAGCTGTTATCAGGCTGTCTTGCATTAAAAGTAAAACTGCCAGTTTTGTTAGACTTCACATAGAATGAAAGCATGCAAGTCTTAGCTCCACTTGTGCCATAAGCTAATTGTTGTAAGTCCTGCGCTTCAAGCCGCGTATAAATATACAAATAGTCAGAGGCGGCAGGTGAAGGGTCGGCGGTGGTGCAGTCCAACTTAAAGCTATTTGAAAAACCATCTGGCGCATCTGTGGATTGTAATTGTGTAAATGCGCCAATGCCTCCATTCTGAATGCCAAATCTGTCGACTGTTTGGATGGATTGTGATGTGCTTGAGGTTCCGCGCTGTGCAACCTGCATAGCACCATTGATAATCAAATTTCTCCGACCGCCGATCTGACCGCCGTTGATTGACTCGGTATTCAGGTTTTCTGTGGTAAAGTTTCCATTGAAAACAGAGAACGTGTCAAACGAAATAACCTCGACAATATCGCCTGCCGTTGCGCCAGAGGTTAGAACAATAGATGTGCCAGTGGTTGCGTTGTAATCACTATTAGGGTCTAGCAATACACCGTTAAGGAATACGTCAGTAAACTTACTATCGGAGTATGTTAATGTGCGACCATCGTCATCCGAACCAGAGAATGTTGTTTGTCCGCTAGTGGCTGTGTAAAGGAAACGATTTCTTACGCCTTGTCCCGGGCTTTTACCTATGTACGGCATTAGTCTGCATCCTGTATAGTTAATTCGTTAGCTTCGACTTGGCGCGTAATTTCTGCGTAGTGTGAGTTGTTTGGGTCGATTGGACAGCAATACACTTTACCATCTAGCGTAAAGTTGATTGCAACATTAACCTCACCATCATAGATGCCATTCAAATATTTTGCATTAGATATATTCATTTTTATAACTCCGCATCAAAACCCAAGTAAAGGTTGGCTGTGTTGTTGAAAAGAAATTCTGCACCTTGACCAACAGTCAACCCAGTAGATGTAGCAATTACACTTGCAGTATTTGAGCCAGTACCAACAGTCGTATATGCGTAAACATACGGAAGCGCAGTGCAAAGAGAGGTTGTACCACTATATCCAATAGCGTAGTTGCCAGCAGTTCCAGTCGTTTCTAGTGTGGCAGAATTTCTCATTGGGACTGGCAAATGATATGTAAACGAGCCAAGAGTCGCTGAAAAAACCCTACCAGCACCAATACGCCCATATAAAGCAGATGTATTTGTAATGCGGTGATAATACCTCTGACACAACGCTAGCTCTTCGCCATAAGAACGATTTTCAAATTCGGTAGCGACAGAGCCAACCTCAAGTTGAATGCCTGTAATATACCATTCGCCACCTGTATTTAGCTCTGCTGTTTGACCATAGGCAGACTTTGTTGAGACATATACTTCCCACGAGCCAGTAGTTGCAGTGCTTGTAAAATCTGTGCCAGCCGCTAACCACCAAAAAAGCTCTAAGCCAATTCCGTTATCGTCATTGATTGTCCCATCTATGTCGCCAACTATTGTTATTGTTTTCTTTTCCCAAGTGTCAGCGTTTGAAATTGTGTATGTTGTGCCAAGCATACGCGAACCATCTTGACTGTAAACAAGTAGCGCATAAACACCAGTCGTATCCGACCGCACCCAAAAAGAAAGCGTTAATGTTTTTGCACCTGATGAACCATAACTTAACTGCTGTAAGTCCTGTGCCTCAATACGCTGTCTAAAGGAAACACCAGTTCCAGCAACGGTAGAAGTGGTTGAGGTATTAAGAACTTTGTATGACGACCCAAAACCAGACGGAGCCGTTGTGCTTTTGCTAAGAGTATAAGTCCCACCAGAATATGTCCAAAATTGAAAACGATCTGCTGTTTGATAGCCGTCTGTTTCCGTCACCCCAGCAAGGCTGGTTGAGCGTTGCCATGTAGTCATTGCGCCATTAATAATTAAATTGCGCCGACCGCCGATCTGACCGTTGTTAATTGAGCTAGCATTAATTACCGCTGGGTTGCTAGCGCTACCAACGCTATCAAAAATCGTATCTACTTGGTTGCCGAAATAAGGCATTGTGTCACCTATTAGGTTGAGATGTCGTCAACTGTTGAAACCCACGCATCCGCGCTGGTGGCTGTATCACTAACAATCTTTAGTGCATCGCCGCTTTCAACAACCATTTTTGCGCCGCCATCAAGAAGCTGAATCGCAGAGCCAACAGGAACTGGTACATCTTTTGCGACATAATAATCACTGCCGCCTGTTGTGACATAACAGCTAATGTTTATGGATGATGTTGTAACGTTGGCTACGTTAATGCCAATCACGGTATCGTAACTGTTTGAGGTAAACATCGTTGATGCTGATGTCCCAATGTTGCGAGCCTGATAGCGTCTAAAGTTCTGAGCCATTTCTTTCTCCTACAACGCTACAGCTACGGCTATAGCAAAACCTTTTGTTGAGTAGTCTGATGTAAAGTCTACCACAGCGGCACCAGTACCTGCACCATCTGCGTAAATAATTTTATTTTGTCCGTTTGGAACTGTTGCGTTTGCGCCTGAGCCTTGTGAAAACACCGCGTCTTGGCCAGACGAGTTCACAACAAAATACATTTTCTGAGCGTCATTAGGCGCGATAGTGATTGTGTTTGTTCCAGAGGGAGAGCCACCAAGAACCAGAGTCTTATACATACCATCTGACAGCGAACCATCCGAGGTTGTCAGTGTATGTGTCGTGCCAGACAGGGCAATCGTGACAACGCCGTTCAAGCAACGGTCAATGATCTGTAGGTTTACATTAGTGGTATCGCCCCATGTCCCTGACTGTTCGCCAGTTGCAATAAGCTCGATACCAGTATTAGGTGCATATGTACTAGCCATTACGCTACTTCTTTCCAGTTCGGGGTCTGGTCAGTATTAACTGCACCCCAGCTATCTGTTTGACTATCATCGATTACCGTCCAGCTTGGCGCCTGAACAGTGTTGATTGCGTTCCAATTTGCCGACTGGCTATCAGATATAGCTTGCCAGTTGGGGACTTGGTCTGGAACGATGCGACCCCATATATTTATTTTACCAACTGAAATGGTCGCTGACAATCCCGTCACGCCGATTGCAACGTCATCAACCGTGACTGTTCCAACCGATGCAGATGCAGATACTCCAGTTGGAAGAGCAATAGAAACACCGACTGCAACTACTGTCCCAACAGATATAGTTGATGACACCCCAGTCGGGAATACATTCGCCCCAGCGGACACCTGCTCATCACCGAAGCTAACAGTTGCGTCAACGCCAACACCAGTTACCTTGGCACCACCTGCGGCAAGCGCAGTGCCAGTATCACCATTGGCAGATACACCCTCTTCAGAAACAACTGCGCCAGCCGACACAGATACCGAATTAGTGCTAGAAGCCCCAGATACGCCCGTCAGAGCGTATTTAGACTCTATGACGACACCCCCTACCTGACCAGAAGAAAACACTCCAGTGACGCTGTATGCGCTTTCTATGACCACATTGCCTATAGAGCCTGCGGCTGACACACCAGACGGTAAGCCAAATGCATCTATTCTTATAGTCTCATCGCCTAAAAGTGCAGATGAACTTATTCCTGTGGGGAATATATTGGCTGAACCAGAGACGGCTTCGTCGCCAGTCTGCCCTGTAGCTTCGACACCTGTCGCGGATACAAGTGCGGATGCCTCTACCGTTACGGAGCCTAGGGCTGATGTTGCCTCATTACCGCTTGGGAATACATTGGCTCCAGCCGATACTGACTCCTCGCCAATCTCTGCCGTGCCAGTTGCTTTAACGCCTATGACTGACGTGTCAATCCTGATGCTCTCGTCACCGAGGGTACCAGTTGCGAATACGTTTGTTGGCTGGGCGTTAGCTGATGCAGAAATACTTACGGAGCCAACAGCCGAGGTAGCTGTGACTCCGGTAAGTTCGACCGGGATGGCTTCGTTCCATGCGCCTTGGCTCCAAGTGCCTCGGCCCCATCCCGATATAATAGCCATGACTACACCGCTTAGGCGATGCGAATAATCGCGTTAGATGCGTCTGCCGTTGGGAACTGGATAGTGAACGTGCCAGCCGTAGATGTTTTGTCTCCACCAAAGTCGAGAACCGCAACGGCTTTATTGCTATCCGTGCTGTTGTAGATCAAGGCGCCACGCGCCGTAATCGTTGCTGTGGTAAAGCTAAGGTCAGCAAAGTCCGTAAACGCTGTTGTTCCAGATGTGGTTGGCGTGACGTTGGTAAGAGTACCGCCGCCCGTCGCGTAAGAACCACTCGATGCAACCTCACCAGTTGTGGTGAAGCTAGCTGTGGACGCGCCAAGGGTAGCAGTGGTTGCCGACTTGCCGCCAGAGCCAATAGCATAAAGGGCTAGCTTAAAGGTATCGCCCGTACCTGTGGTAAAATTGTGCGTACCGACAAGAAGCTCTTGCTTAAATGAGGTACACATAGCTTGTGTAATGGCCATTATAATCTCCTTATCATTTCCGCGAGGTCGGCATTACCTGACTTACTAATCGCATGACAAATCGTAGCACGTTCTTCTTTCCGTGCCAACAATAGGTACTGAAATAAAACAGCCCGTAAACGATCTTTGTAAGCCATGACCTGATCGCGTATTGGCTGTGGTACATTTTCCGAAACCGAAATGATTTTGTCTAGTGCCATCTCGGTTACTTGTTCGTTTGATAAACCACCATTGTCGGAAGTCTGCACCTTTACTGAGTTTACAGCTACCGAAACATCAACATTAAACATCGTCTTTACTCCAAGTTACACCCTCAATATCATGCCTGCCAAACAATACAGGCTCTGGCCTATCCCCGTCTGTAGCCTCTGGAGACTCAATGCTTGACTGTCTTGTTATAAGCAATGAACCATTTTCAACCTTCTGAACCAATGGGTCATCCAGCCTATGGTAGCCGTACAGCTTCTCGTTCTCTGGGACATTTGTATCTAGCAAACCAGACCTATGGGCAACCTCAATATGAATACCCCTTGAGATAGCGGTAGCGCACCAGAACTCACAACAAGCCCTACCAGCTTCGGCAAAGTTAATATTCTTGCGGTAGCTGTAGTCAATTCCATATAAATGCAAACGACCGACCTGTTGGTAAACTGCAAATGCTAGAGAGTACGCCACAGTATTGTTAAAGTAACAAAGGCCAGTATCCCTAACTACTTCTTCAAGCGGATACTCAACCAATGTTGGAACCCGCTCATCTAACACACAGGTATATATTGGGTTTGTATTTGTAGCTAAGAACTCACGAGCTAGCTTGGTTTGAAGCCCAGCAAATTCTGTGTCTAAGAATCTATCTACTGGGTCAAGCATAAATGTGCGGTCAACGTGTATAACCCCACCTATGCTATTAATCCCCCATACTTCGTCAAATTCTTCACTACGCAACCTTGCGGCAATGTAGTCAGCATAACTGCCACCGAGCGCGACGATTGCCACCTTGGCGCCGCGTAAGCTATCTATTTTCATTACATCTCCAGTCTTGGTTCTCCGTCGCGATAGCTGTCCCGCTTGTATCTTCCGTCAACAAGTTTAGACAATTCTTCCATCGCGTTTTGATAACGTTGTTCGTACATCGTTATCACATCACCCTCACCCTTCATAAATACATATGCCTCAACAAGCGAGCCATACAACAATGCAGATTCGGCGTTTGTGCCAAGCCAGCTTGTTCCGTCTGGGGAAGTGGTAATAGATATTGGGTCATAAAAATAGTGCAACTGAACATTATAGTCAGCATCTGGCGTTGGCCCCAAAATAAATGAGTCCTCGTCAAACTCGGCATAGTATTTGGGCTGGGCTTGAGTTGAGGTCGATGGGTACGCCTCGCGTACAAAGTTCACATCCTTGTCGATAAGGAATGTGTAGTTGCCGCTAGCGTCTATAACCGCAATAGAAAATGATGCTAGATAATCTGTTGGCTTAGATAGGAAACGTACACCAGAGGTAACAGTTCCACTAACATTCTTGCGTAGATCAGGAACAGTAACAGAGCGGTAAATTCTTTCTTCCGCCTGCTGAATGAATGTATCAAGTTGCGAAACAAACGTTGACTCATCATTTTCTGTATAGTCCTGTATCGCTTGTTTTAGCGTTGTATATGTCAGCGCCATTACTCAGACTCCTGTTTGGTACGCCAGTAATATTCATCTGTATCACCAAGCCTACCCCACTCATTTCCATTTTCGACCGCATAATATTCTGTTGATACCAGAAAGTCTGGGGTCTTCGGTTCGGATGGTGTAAGAGAAATATCATACACCCTCATCCTGTTATTAGGATACAGACAATACTGCCCGTTCTCAAGCTCTATAAGATTAAAAGACTTATGCTCCGATGGCGTTTCTGACGTTGACCAATCGACCTCATCTGAGTGTGCGTGATAATTATCGATTGTTGCTATGTATGAACCCTTTTGTATCCCGTGGTTTTTTGTAAAAACCTCAAAGTCCATACTGCCAATGAACTGCTTGTGTATGGTTGTTACCCCATAATCCATGCAATTCCAAAACTGCAAGTCTATTAACTCCATGTCTGGGCTTGGCTTTGTTGGCTCGGATACAAACGCCGATATAGGCAACTTGTCATATAAAGCCCCATACTCAGGTAGGTATGTTTCAAAGTAAAACGCCCTACCTGGCATGGATTTAGCTGATACCCAAACACCCTTTACGAACTCGCCATGGCCATCCTTATGATCTCGAAGATACTCTTTCCGAACCCATACATGAATGGCTGGCAAGTTACATATAAGGTCAGACATTATTTAACGGAATACTTACCGCCTCGAGATGCGGCACCCATGCCACGACAGCTACCACCACCAGCCATATTCTTGACAGTCTTGCCGCCTTTTGAGTATTTGCTACCTTCAGGCTTTTCAAGGCCACGCTCACTGCGAACACTGGCGCGGCGCTCGCCTTCAGCCTTTGTGTTTGCGGCGCTTCTAGAGGCAACCTGTTCACGAGTGCGGCCCATGCTCATCTTTTCCATGTCAGACTTGCTTGTGCCTTCATACACATCAGTTGCCTTTGGCTTTTTACCGCCAGGAATAATAAGGTTTGCGCCAGCACGAATTTTATTTGCGTCCTCTATGTCATTAGCTTTGAGAACCGACTGCAAGCTAACGCCATAATCGCGGGCAATCTGAGACAGCGTGTCACCAGATTTAACTTTATATTTGCGGGGATTCGCCAGAAATTGCGGGTCTTGTTTTGTGCGACCTTCGCGGGTCTGAGAAAAGTCGCGAGTGCGAGCGCGTTTACGCTCACCTTCTGCTTTGTTTGCACGAACGCGAGCCGCTGGCGAGTCCTTGCTTACCAACACATCATCGCCAAACAGGCGTTCAAAAAAACCTTTTTTTGCCATAACACACTCCTATGAGGTTACTATTTTGACTTTACCAATATCGCCTATTGCGTACTGGGCTGGGTTGCCCACAGGATTAAAGCCAAACAGTGAGTCATGCGATCTATCTGGCCTAGGGTCTCGTAAAGCCTGCGGGTCATTAATCTTTACGCGCCCTAAGAAATTTTGCGGCTGATCTGGGTCAACAATATCCTTGCCGATTCTAAACCCAGTCTTAACGCCATCTTTATACTCATACACAAGTTCGTTAAGTGGATACCTAAAGCCACTTCTATCACAGTATCCATATGCCTTGCTACCCTTAGCGTAAGCCATTATGCCCCCAAGTAGAAAGTATCATATGGTACAAACTTAACCGACGAGCGGTCTGCATCTTCCCCTGCGGCAAGCTCGAACTGAAACTCGTATTCTTGCTTTAACCCAGCAACACGGTCTGAAACCTGCGGCTTCTTCATTGCAATGTAATATGCCAAGCCAGCGACCAAGCACGGAACGAACCGTGGCGGCACTGCGGCATTTGCCCCAATGCCAGAAGCAACACCATCAATCCCGACCAGCCGATAGTAAAACAAAGTATAAGATTGCGTTGAATCTGGGATTGGCCATATTGTGGCTTTGGTAGAATCAGCAAGCCGCTCAACAAAAATTTGTGTTGGGCGCCCCTGTGTATTTTTGTTTGACTGTTGAGCGTATGTTGACACACTGATGCGCTCAAGGTTTGTATCCGTCTGGTTAATCCCACTACCTGTACGAACCTGATGCTCAATCAGATCAATCGTATCGCTTGGCAGTGTGTATGTTGCCTGCCCAGCCACCATCGGCAATGTTCCTTCGGCAATCGTCCAAAGATTAAGGCCGCGATTTTGCCACTCAAGAGTCAAAAGATTTAAGCTACGGCGAGCCGTCTTTAGGTCGTAACCAGACCGCATCTCAAGTCCAGCACGTTCAAATGCTTCCTCGAATAGTTCTGGTAGGTCTGGTGTTACTACAGCCATTATGCAGTCCTTCTGTGCCTTCTAACTTTCTTTGCAACCTTTGGCGGTTGTTTAGAAAATTGTTTTCCTTTTTTGGTATCTGCCTTTTTCTTTCGAGTCGTTGCCGCATACTCACTTGCACTTAACGACTTGATAGCCTTCTCAGGAAGATACCGCTCTCCCGTTGCCTTCGGCCCTTGGGTGGATGGCTTACCGCTTTTGGTTCGCCATTTTTGTTTTGTCCAAGCGTCTAGGCTTTTCTGTGATTTTGCCTTACTCATATTAATATTCTACATCGTACTTGCTATGACAACAAGACTTGATGCGTTTGCATATGCCAAGGCAAACACAGCCACTATTGCAATAATAAGAAGGAATGACCCAGCGCTGACCCCAATAATCTGGGCATTGTGAACCATCTTTTTGCGCTTCTTTAGCTTTTCTACCTTAGCCCTTTGCATAGCTTCCCTTTCCTCTTGGATACGCTTGTTGCGCTCGGCAATGATCTCAGCCCATGTGCCAAAACCAAAACGATTGTCCACAAGAGTATGCATCTCATCCATGGCT